TGGGTCAATTTCCCGATTGCTTTTCCGAATAGCTGCTTTTCCGTTGTGGGGACGCAAGGTGAGGGAAGAAATTACGAGCCATATATCATCACCAATATTAGCAACACCAAGTTTTATCACAAAGGAAAATTTGAGGGCGATGCCCAAAATGCGCACTGGATTGCGATTGGACGATAAGGAGGATTTATGTATTTTTTTGACGAAACGATCAATGCTTTTTTAGTTGAGGGTATCCACAACATTCCGGCAAACGCTATCAACGTGTCAGAGGCAGAATATGATGAACTTATCGCTAAACGTGATGCAGGTTGCGAGCTTTATATTTTAGACGGCAAAGTGAAAGCGACCCCGCCCCGCCCGTCAGATGGATATGATTGGGACGGTAAAAACTGGGAGATTTCAGCGGAAAAACTGACCGCACTTTTAACCGACCGAAAAACAGCGTTATTGCAACACATTGCGGATAAAACCGACCAATTAAAAGCACAGTATTTGCAGGGCTATTCCCAAGCTGAAATTGATAGTTTTTATCGGCAGGAACGTGAGGCACGGGGCGAATTACCGTTAATGTTGTTGACCGAACTATTCGAGGGGCGGGACGATTTAGCTAATATTGAGCAACTCAAGGAAAAAGTTATCGAAAAAGCGGATTTGTTTGCAATCATTATGGGAAAAACCTTTGCCGTTAAGCAGAATTTTGAAACCCATATTGAACAAGCCCAAACCTTAGAAGAACTGGAAAATATTAGTAAGGAGATTGACCAATGGCAATCTATTTAGCCCTTTACAAAGGCAAGGCTAAAAGCCGCTTTGAACGCCTGCAAGATAAGATTATTTGCCTCTTTACTAAAGGTAAATATAGCCATTGCGAAATCGCTATTGAGCAACAGCAATTCACTCACGGTGACCATTGTCAACCAAATATCTATTATGACTGCTATTCATCAAGCCCACGTGACGGCGGCGTACGTTGTAAGCGAATCAATGTAGCCGACCGCACCAAGTGGGACTTAATCCCGCTAGATAACATCACCGAGCCCCAAATCAACGCCTATTTTGACCGCACTTCGGGCGCAAAATACGATTGGTGGGGCGTGTTGGGGATTGTGTTTGGGATTAAACAAAAACGCTCAAAATATTTTTGTAGCGAATGGTGTTTTAATGCCATTCGTGGAAGTGAAGAAGGTTGGCGGTTTAGCCCAAATCAGTTGGCTGTCATATACCGACCAAGTAGGAGGTGATAAAAGTGCGGTCAATTTTGACCGCACTTTGTTAATTGATTGCTCACACTTTCCCCCGCTCGCACTCCCCTACGTACTCACGCAAAATAGCCCTATCTTTTAATCAGCAGAAACCATAGGGCTAAATTATGTCTGAAGAATATCTCCACGGTGTCAAAGTCACTGAAATTTCCGAAGCTTTGCGCACCTTGACGACATCATCCACTGCCGTCATTGGTTTGGTTGCGACAGCACCTGACGCAGACAATGACACCTTCCCACTGAATAAACCAACCTTGCTCACCGGCATTACACCGTCAATCATTGCCAAAGCAGGCAAAACCGGTACGCTTTCCCGTGCATTAGACGGCATTTTAGATATTGTCAATTGTAAAGTCGTTGTGATCCGTGTTGCAGAAAATGCCGATGAATCACAAATGAAAGCCAACGTGATCGGCGGTGTCGATGACGAAGGCAATTACACCGGCTTGAAAGCGTTTTTAGTTTCTGCCGCCGTTTGTGGAGTTAAACCCCGCATTTTCTGTGTGCCAAAATATGATTCGCAAGATGTCACCGTTGAATTAATCAGCGTGGTGCAAAAACTCAACGGCTTTGTATATGCTTCTTGCTACGGTTGCAACACAAAAGAACAAGCTGTGACTTATCGCCGTCAATTCTCACAACGTGAGCTAATGTTGATTTTTGGTGATTTCCTTTCTTTCAATCCTCACACCAAACAAACCGAAGTAGATTATGCCGTGGTGCGCGCTGCTGCAATGCGTGCATTCCAAGATAAAGAATTTGGTTGGCATACCTCTATTTCAAACAAGGGTTTAAACGGTGTAACGGGTGTCACAAAACCGCTTTCATTCGACATCAACGACAGTGCGACTGATGTGAATTATTTGAACGAACAAGGCATTACCGCTTGTATTAATTACAACGGTTACAAATTCTGGGGCTTACGTACCTGTTCTGCCGACAAGTTGTTCATTTATGAAAACTACACCCGCACCGCGCAGGTATTGAAAGATACCATTGCACAATCTTTCGATTGGGCGGTAGATAAAGATATTTCCGTCAATCTTGTGAAAGAAATTGTGGAAGCCATCAATGCGAAATGGCGTGAATTTGTGGCGAAAGGTTACTTAGTTGGCGGTAAAGCCTTTATCAATCCTGAATTAAACACCGCAGCAACCTTAAAAGATGCAAAATTGCTAGTCTCTTATGACTACTGCCCTGTACCACCGTTAGAACAACTTGGCTTTAACCAATACATCAGCGATGAATATTTGGTTGAGTTTGCTGCCAACATTGCAAAAGTAGGAGCGTAACCAATGGCTTTACCCCGTAAATTAAAACTGATGAATTTCTTGGCTGACGGCAATTCCTACCGTGGTCAAGTCACCGAAATCACCCAACCTAAACTCGCTTTAAAACTGGAAGAATACCGTGCAGGCGGAATGCTTGGTCCGGTTAAAGTCAATCTCGGTGTTGAAGCTCTTGAAGCGCAATTCAAAATGGGCGGTTATATGACCGAGCTTTTGAAACAATTTGGCGGAGCGATTGACGGCACACCGCTACGCTTTGCCGGTGCATATCAACAAGACGACACCGAAGAAGTCACCAGTATTGAACTTGTTATGCGTGGTCGTTTTGGGGAAATAGACAATGGCACAAGCAAATCGGGCGATGATACCGAACAAAGCTACACCGTGCCTTTGACTTATTACAAAATCATCGAAAACGGCAAAGATATTATAGAAATTGATCTACTCAATTCCGTGTTTATCGTGGACGGTAACGACCGCTTAGCGGAACACCGTGCAGCCATCGGCATTTAATTTCACACACCTTGCCCCGAAAGGGGCTTTTACTAAACCTTGGGATTTATTATGAAAAACGAAACCTCAAAAATCATCACCTTATCTACCCCGATTATGCGTGGCGACAAATCAATCACCGACATTACCGTGATTAAGCCCACCGTGCCGGCATTAAAAGGCCTGAAAATGTTTGACGTGTTACAAATGGACGTGGACGCATTGCAAGTGTTATTGCCACGCGTTACCCAACCGGTGCTACACAAAGCGGACTTTTCCACAATGGAAGTGGCAGACTTCACTGAATTGGCTGCGGCGGCTGTCGGTTTTTTAGGGAAGAACTCGGAAACGGAAGAACCGACCGAGTAATTCTGATTGCTGAAACCGTGGAAGATGCCATGGCAGACATTGCCCTGATCTTTCACTGGCAACCGCAAGCCTTTGACGAGATGACATTTAGCGAGCTTATGCAATGGCGGGAAAAAGCGAGAGAACGCAATGAGACAGAAGGTGATTGATTATTTAATGGCAAAACCCCGTTATGTGATTTGGCGCATTTTGTTGGCCTCACTTCTCTGCTTTTGGCTGATTGTTATCTTTGGCATTGCTTTTCTTTTTCACTCATCAAGTCATTTCAATAGGTTAAAATTCGGACACACGCAGTGTGTCCCTACAAAAAACAAATTATGCAACTGCAACATAATATTGGAATTTTTTGACCGTCCTTTTTATGGAATTCAAAAATGAAATCTGTATTTATTTTTCTTTTCTATTTTCTTTCCATTATTTCCGTGTCAGGTTTTGCTACGTTCCTGATGTATCACCAAATTGAGGGTTGGGGTTGGCTCGTTTTTATTGATGTTTTGCTGGTTAGCATGACAATCAAGACTTCTGATAAATCTCAATCTGAAGGATAACATCATGCTACAAAACTCCGCCCTTGCTGCCCTTGGCGTGTTTGTGTTTACCCGTCAAACCGTGCCTTTTCAAAGTTTTGACCGTCAATCATCGTGGCGACATCCCACCAATTCTGTTGTGGGGCAAATGCCGAAAACCCAGTTTACCGGCAAAGATTCTGAAACCGTCACGATTAGTGGCAGGCTAATTCCAGAAATCACAGGCGGTACATTAAGCCTTGCCATGCTTGAGCTAATGGCAGAAAGCGGTGCGGCATTTCCACTGATTGAAGGGGCAAATTTTATGTTGATGGGGTTCTTTGTGATCGAATCAATCCAAGAAACCCGCACAGAATTATTCGGCGATGGCACGGCACGTGCCATTGATTTTACCCTTAATTTAAAACGTACTGATGATCCACTATTGATTGAGCTTGCGCAAAATATAATGGGAGCATTTTAATGTTTGAGTTTGCCACCAATCACCGCACACCTAAATTTTCTGTGGTTGTGATCACACAGGACAAACAGAAAAACGACATCACCCAAACTGTCGCTGACCGTTTAATGAGTATGCAGATTGAGGACAATCGAGGCTTTGAAGCGGACATGCTTGATTTGCAGCTTTCCGACCACGACGGCAAACTCGCCCTTCCCCCTCGTAACGCCGCCATTCAAGTGGCGATAGGTTGGCAAGGTGAGCCGTTGATTGATAAAGGAAAATATTTGGTTGATGAAGTGCAGTTTTCCGGCTCGCCCGATACCCTCACCATTCGGGCAAGAGCGGCAGATTTAAAAGGAAGTCTTAGCGAGCAAAAAGAGCGGTCATTTCACAATATCAAACTCGGTGCATTGATTGAACAAATCGCCAAAGAAAATAAATTGGAAAGCCAATGTGCCAAAGAATATACCGAACAAACCATTTCGCACATTGACCAAACCAACGAAAGCGACATTAATTTACTGACACGCCTTGCAGAAGAATATGGCGCAATGGCAACGGTGAAAAATGGCGTGTTGCTGTTTATGCCATTGGGCGCAGCCAAAACTGCCACAGACAAACCCATTCCAGCGGTTCAAATCACTAAATCGGAAGGCGACAGCTACAATTTCAGCATTGCCGAAAGCGACAACTACAAAGCCGTGCGTGCCTATTGGCACAATACGGACACCGGCAAACGGGGGGAGATCACCGTTGATACCAACACTAAAATCGTGAAAAAACAGAGAATGACAAAAGGCAGAACGCTGAAAAACGGCACAGTGAAAGGCAGACACTTGAGCAAGCGGAAATACAACACCGTAGAACAGCAAGAGCCGGTTACAAGCAATAGCGATCAAATCAAAACCCTTCGCCACACTTACGCCACGGAAGCATCGGCAATTAATGCCGCAAAATCCGCTTTTGACAAACTCAAACGCGGTGTCGCCACCTTTAGCATCAGTCTTGCCTACGGCATACCCGATCTAATGCCGGAAACACCGGTGCAGCTTTCAGGCTTTAAACAAGAAATTGATGGGTCGGATTGGTTAATTACTAAGGTTTCACATAGTATCAGTGATAATGGCTATACTTCGCAGGTGGAGTGTGAGTTGAAGGTTGAAACGGAAGAAGTGGCGGTGAGGAAAGAGGAAAAGTAATTTACTATAAAATTGCAACTTTGCATTACAGGTAATGATTAAGTAAAATTAAACCATATTTAATTTTAGGATAATAAGAATGATAGAAGCTGTTGACCTTTTCTGTGGTGCAGGTGGACTAACCGCCGGACTACAAAAAGCGGGAATAAAAGTAAAAGCAGGCTACGATATAGAAGAAACCTGTCGATTTGCTTTTGAGTTTAATAATCAAGCCTCTTTTATTAACAAAGATGTATCACTTGTTGATGGTGACGAAATTATCCAATGGTATAAAAAAGATAATATTCGATTATTAGCAGGTTGCGCACCTTGTCAACCGTTTTCTAAATACAACCAAGGAAAAGATACTCGTTCAGATAAAAAATGGCCTTTGCTTTATGCTTTTGCACGTTTAATTAAAGAAACACAACCAGAGCTTATTACGATGGAAAATGTGCCTGAAGTAATCAAACATCAGGTATATCACGATTTTGTTAATGAATTAAAATCACAAGGATACTTTATTTGGGCTGATACGATTAAATGTGTAGATTATGGCTTACCTCAACAGCGTAAGCGACACGTTCTACTCGCCTCCAAGTTAGGTGAAATCAAAATGATTGAGCCAACTCACAGCGTGGAAAACTGGGTGACTGTTCAAGATGTTATTAAACACTTGCCTCCAATTCATGCGGGTGAAACCTGTACATCCGATCGTCTTCACCGCTCTATGGCATTGAGCGAACTCAATTTAAAAAGAATCCAAGCCTCAAAGCAAGGTGGAACTTGGCGAGATTGGCCAGAATCGCTACGTACTGAATGCCATAAAAGAGCAAGTGGTGCGACATATTCAGCTGTATATGGAAGAATGAGTTGGGACAAGCCGAGTCCGACAATGACTACATTATGCTATGGCTACGGAAACGGACGTTTTGGACACCCTGAGCAAGACAGAGCGATCTCACTTCGAGAAGCTGCTATTTTTCAAGCATTTCCTGAAAACTATCAATTTTGTCCTGAAGATCAGCCAATCAACCTAAACTCTGTTGGAAAAATGATTGGAAATGCTGTTCCTGTGACTTTGGGTGAGATAATTGGAAAAAGTTTCATAGCCCACTTAGAAAAATGGACTATGAATCACAATATGATTTAGATAGCATCTATTAGTTCTTTTATCCTTCTAACTTCCGAACGACTAGTTAGATATGTATTATAAGCTTGATTAGCTTTCGTAATTAGTTCATCATAAGTGAGAATTTTAGCATTAATACTTTGCAACTGCCCATCAATAACATTTTTTTCAGCAGTTTTATAAATTCTATCTTTGGACTGACTTCCTATTAAGAAGTAAATTTCAATACTGGAAATTTCATCTAAACCTTGATTATTTCGATACCACTCTTGCGTTGCCGAACGATACTTTGCCCCCTGCTGAGCTAGACCAAAAATATCTGTTTTTACTAAAGGTCTCTTCATTTCAATGATAACATGCTTACCCGTGATTGCTTTATATGCAATATCAACCCGTGCTCCACATTCAATTTCAGGGCATATTCGTTTTATTTCGTCTGTTAGAGGTTGCTCTATATAAGATTCAGTAGTTCTTTCCCAAGATGGATCAAGCAGCCATAAATGATTATATAAATACTCCTGAACAACCTTTTCTTTTTGATTTTCATCTACTAGATTTTTAAATTTTTCAATGATACCCAATCGTTGCTTAGTGACATCATAAAAATAGCTTTCCTCAATATCATCAATTGATTGTAATATTGGTTTAAAAACTCTAGCGTCAAAAGAAGATAATTCATTTAACCTTTCAAGATTTCCTCTTACTTTTAATTTTTCAAAAGCTAACACTGCACTTTTTAACACATCCTTACGTGATGCCTCTTGTTCTTCATCAGAGCCGTTAAACCGAATAGTATTGACCTTACTTAATAAATCTTCCGCTGCCTTTTTATCTCGAGTATCACTCAAACTATCAAGCCATTTTTGTAAAGATGGATGTTTTGCTTTTACCTCTTTTAATCCTTCTTTCTTTCGCCAAGTATCCCAATCCGTATCAACAATTTTTAGAGCATCAGCAATAAAATTTTTCAAAATTGAATAACGTTCGTCATTCTGACGTAAACCCTGACGAGACGATGTTGCCATATCTTGATAGTCAGAGTCATCTAAAAAATTAGCATTTACTTCACCAACAAGATAACTTGTGAAAATTTTAGCGTTATCCAGTTCTTCCAATATATTTTCTTGAAAAATACGACCATTCGCTAAAATGGTAATTGCATTATTTGAGACCTCTTCATCTTTCAGTTCTGAAGGCTTACCTACACTAGCAATAAAGCCTGTTATTTCAAATGTTCTCCCGTTATAGTTTACCTTGTTAGGTAATTCTTTATATTGAGATGCTTTATTTTTTAAATCCAGTGTAGAGTTATCAAAAGACCATAAAAATTCAATCTTTGAAGTATAACCTCGATCTTCAAGCGTAATTTCTTCTTTATTGATGAATACTTTAAAATTAAATTTTTGCCCTATAATACTAAAACGTCTTGCGAGGTGTTTTTTTAAGTAAGTTGCAGTAGTCTTAATTTGTTTGTCAAGTTCTGATAGGATAATGGTTGTACCATGCTTTTGTGTAAAAATTGAAACATCGTCAATGCTTTCCGTTTCATAGTCTTGATTTTGTTCAATAGCTTGACTAAGATTAGAAACATCCACTTTTAACGCTACTACATTATCATCTTCTTCTGTTTTAGTATAAACTGACACTTCATTAGCAAGCGAAAACATTGCCAATTTGCCAATTCCTTTTCTCCCCATGACATCACGTTGAAATTTTGGACTTTTCGCTCTATTATCCTTGCGTCTAGCATAACCAACATTAAGGAACTTATTTTCCACATCATCAGTATTCATTCCATGGCCATCATCTGATATCGTAATCGTGCCGTTATCTTTATCAATATCAATATGTACTTCTGTTGCATCGGCATCCCAAGCATTTGATACAATTTCAGTTAATACCGCCGGTGTATTTGTGTACAAGCTTAATCCTAAATGATTTAGAACATTAAGATCTATTTTAAACTTTGCCATGATTAATCCTTATGAGTACTTTTATCTGCATTCATATAAACAAAATATTTCATCACAACACCTTCGCTTTCAACTCTACCGCCCGAATAAACTTGCCAATAATCACGGCGGTGTCGAATAATTCATCGGTAATATCAAACGGGGGGTAAAGCGGATTATCGCTTAACGCCCGAAAAATACCGGTCGGCAAACGTTGTAGGCGTTTGATATAGAGTTCGCCGTTAAGATTAAAAGCGTAAACGCCCTCGCCTACATATTCGTTGATTTTGGTATCAATAAACACTAAATCATCAGGCATTATTGTTGGTGTCATACTATCCGTTGGCACTTTAAAAAGGTAGATGCCCCCTGTTGTCGTTCGCCCCAGTAAACGTTGTACACCTTCTTCTGTGAAATAAAGGCGGGATAACACTTCAGGATAATCACTATTGATAATGCCTGTTGAATTTGCTGCTAACTGCACGTCTAATAAATCAACCCGTAAATGATGTTGTTCATCTTGCTCTCCGCTATAAAGTGAAGTGATCACTTTATCGTTAGGTTCAGGATCCCCTTCCCCTGTTTTCAGCCAATGCACGTTCACACCAAGTGCGGTCGCAATTTCAACGATATTTTTAGGCGCACGTGTTTTGCCACTCACAATATCGCTAATGGCTGGTTGACTCACTCCTACTAACTTTGAAAAAGCATTCATTGATAGCCCTTTCTCATCAAGTAAAGTTTTAAGACGGGTAGATAAATCAGACATAAATTTCTCCTTGCATATAAATTATAGGTAAACTTTGAATAAAACAATAAAATAATTCTTGCAGTTATTAAAAGTTTACCTATAATTTAATTCAAGGATAAATTATAGGTGAGGTTATAATTTAGACCATGAGTGAATCTGTCAGTAAAGCAATTGATATTTGTAAAAGTCAATCTGCATTAGCAAGAGCATGTGGAGTTAGCCAACCTACAGTAAATCTTTGGCTAAACGGTGGAAAAATGGATGTGAAATACATTCCACCCATTCTGCAAGCCACCAATTTTGAAGTGAACCCAACAGAATTGCGACCGGATGTGGATTGGGCGGTGATTTATGAAGGGTTGAAAAAGGTTTTTGAGAAGAAAGCTAAAGCGCTTTAATCCAACGAACAAAACGCTCAATTTCGTTTTTGATGTAATGGCGTTCTTTATAAGTAAACAGTGCCATCAGTAAACCAATAAACCAACGAAGGTGACCTTGCGTAAACGCATAGTTTTGTATTGTTAGCGTAGGATTATCACTCAATAAGATAAAAGTGAGGGTGGAGATGGCGGCAAAGAGAGACCAATTAATGATGAAATTTAATAATCGTTTGAACATAGCGTATATCGCAGCGTTAGTTGTTTTTCTTTCAGGTGTGTTAGTACACATTTTGGCATAACAGGAGGCATTATGGCAAACAACGTTGATGAACAATTGAGAAAGGTTTTTGAGTAGAAGAAAGGGTGTGTGTATGTGTGAGACAATTCAAGCGAGCGGTAGATTCTTTATCCGCAAAACAAAAGACGGTAAATACCGTCTTCAATTCACGTTATTTGACAATGGCGCTACTTCTGTAGAACGACTTCAAGCTCGTCAAATAATGCTTCAATCTTTTCTGCTTGATCTTCATCAAGGTCGAGATTGTTTAGATGCTGGTTCCGTATGTATTCATAATACCCGAGAAGTTCACGGTGTTGCGCATCTGTCTTGTGGTGAAGAAAAAGTTCAAGAATCCGTTCAAGCGCATAAATGCGTAGGTGACTTTGTCTGTTATCTTCAACAAGTTCATCAAATTGATCGTCGGTCATAGATTTCCTTAATGGTAAGTAAATAAACGGTGTAAGTATAACAAAAGGTGGTGAAAGTGAAAGTTAATGTGACCTGTCCTAAGTGCGGTTCGACAAATATTTTTGTGCGTACCTCTGAAAAATTATCTAAGTTAAGCACAAGAACCTTGGGCTATTGCCATGGGTGCCATGAGTGCCGTTTTAAAGTGATGAGTGAGATTGTAGAGGTCGAAACTGCAGATTTTAACCCAAATCAAAAAGCGATGATGGGAAGTAAGCCGTTAGACCAAACGGACGAACGCCAAATCGAAATCGCCACCGATTAATATTTAATTTTCCCTTTAATTTTTAACCCTTGTCGTTTGATGAAAATCAATCGACAGGATTTTTGCAACCAAAATTTAGGAGTTTGAGCAAATGATAAGCAAAAAATATACCTATGACAGCCGAAATACCCGTAAACGTGAACGGGTGAATGTGTGGCAGCTAAACCAAAAGGTGAAAGCACTGGAGCTGAAAGTGAAGGTGTTGGAACGTCATATCACACATCAAGTCGGTTTAAATGCGCAACAGGTTTTATTGAATGAATCTTTGCACGATCGTGTAGCGGAATTGGAAAAAGCGAAATGGCTTAACCCTGTGAAACGTTGGTTTAAGAAATGGGTTGATTTCGTTACGGGGAAATAAGCGAGGGGGTGTGTATGCCAATTATGCCTTATTTGAACGGTGATGAAGCGGAATGTGCTGCACAGATTTATTGCCGATTAAACAACGTTCCTGTGGAACAAATCAGCAGTTGGGCGGAAGCACGCCATGTTTCGAATAAAAGCAAATTTCGGGTGGAAGCCCATTTTGATGGTTGTTCGTCCAAAGCTAAAGCCCTTTTTCTAAAGTTTGCGAGTGATAAGGCATATATGGGCGAAGATGCTTTGTTGATCTCCGACAGAATCAATGGTTATTCAAATAGTAAGTTGAGCGATTACACCCCAATGGGGCAATTAAAAATCGCTGCTGCCCTTGAACTGATGAGCAATATTAGAAAAGAAATTGCGCCCGTACTTGTGACAAAGCGTGAGTTTTTGCAAATAGACCAAAAACGGGAGGATTAAATGGCAAAGATTATTTTTACCCCTGCGGCATTAGCCGCATCTGATTCGGCGAAGGATTACTACCAAAAAAGAGAGATTGCACAGGAAAAGCTCTTCGCTTATTACCATCACTTAGATCGTGGCGATGAAGAACAGGTTATCGCGGCATTTAATGAGTTTTTGAGATGTGGCAATGAGGCGGCAAAAGCACACCAAATTTATTTAGAAAAACATAGTGAATGGGCGAATTGGAGAGCGAATAGAAGATGATTGATGTGATTGTGGGATTGATTGTGGCGGTGTTGGGCTTAATGCTTTTGACAGCGGTGTTAAATGTCGTGTTGGGATTGTTAGCGGATTGGCTTAGTCAATATTTTTAGGGGGAAAAATGGCAGAAACAAATATTTGTATCGCATTAGATTGCGGGGCGACGTTAGAAATTATGCCAATTGGCGCACGTTTTCAAGTATTGGAAATTTTAGGTGATCAAGATAGTTGGCATGGCAAACAAAAAACCCGTGCCATTGGTGGTTTGCATAGCACAGTTTGGGGTGCGATTGAAGAAGTCCGCCGTTATGACTTGGCGCAATATGAAGTGTTGAGTTTGGAAGATTTACTTAGTGCGGTGAATTCGACCAACGCCAAAATTAAAGAATACTTTGAATTGCATAGTGAATATTTAGCCAATACGGCGATGTAAAAGGATTCAATGATGAACTGGGTAGCAGAACGTGATCTCAATCTTGCCAAGCGTGAACAGGCGATGGCTGATGCACGTGCGTTGATGATGGAAAGTGCGGTCAAAATCAACCGCACTTTAGATCAGGCAACGGCAACTAGCGCTCAAATGGCGTTATTTTCTGCTGCACCCCATCAATTTGATTATGTTGAAAAACTGCTTGCTGTTCTGCCACGCAAACGCCAACGGGAGCATTTCCGCCATGTTTGGTTGCGTGCCTTTGATTCGGTCGCTGATGATGGCTCTATCGGGTTTCAATTCGGCAACAAACAATCAGCTTATGCCAACAGTTATTTGCGTGAGATTTTAACCAAACGATTACAAGCAGTTTTTCAACATTATCACATTAGCCTTGATTGGCTGGCGGAACGGGATACTCACTCTCGTGCAGTTGCACTTTCAAAGGGTAAACACATTCCGCAGTTGCCCTTTTATTTGTTGGCTGAACACCAGTTAAAAGAAATGGCATACAAACTGGCTATGTTGTTTTCCCGTTTGCAATCTGATTTTGTCAATGAGCAAGCAGAACGCAAGGCTAAAGGGGAAATCACTGTTGATGATTTTGGCGATCTTGTGCATGAGATGTATCGCTTATGCGGTGAAGTCTGTGCGGATATTGGTTTTCCGTTTAAAAACTGGCACGCCTTTCTTGAGAACCCTTTTTTAGATGTGAACAAAATTGACAGCGATTTGCAAAAATCCGTCTGTGAAAAACATTGGTTTCGCCGGCTAAAAACGGCACAAAAACGATTAAAAGAACATGTTGAAATTGGTTGTGGTGCAGTTTCGGCAAAAGTCAGCCCTTATGTTTCGCAAAGTGCGTTGAATGATTACCGTGCACAACGTGCGGAAACCATGGCATTTCTTGAACAGATGGTGCTTGAGAATCTTGAAGATTCAACGGAACAAATGCCGTTGATTGATATGTGGAAACGTTCTTCGGGCAATCCTGCCATTCGTTTTAACGAGATGATGAACCGCTTGCGTGGCATTGATGAATGGGCGGAGGAAAACCACTATGTTTCGTTATTTTTAACCTTGACTGCACCCTCTTCTTTCCATGCGACCCATGAAAGTGGAAAAAACAATAAGAAATGGCAAGGGGCAAGCCCACGGGATACGCAACGTTACTTAAACAAAGTGTGGGCGCAGTTGCGTGCGCAATTTGCCAAACGAGATATTGGCTTTTTCGGTTTTCGTGGTGTGGAACCGCACCATGACGGCACACCACACTGGCATTTACTGATTTATGTCGCACCGGAACACAAAGAAACGGTGATTAAGTTATTCAAGAAAAAAGCACTGGAACTTGATGGTGAGGAATTTGGGGCGAAAAAACACCGTTGCAAGGTGGATGAAATCGATCCTGAAAAAGGTTCTGCTATTGGCTACATTGCGAAATATATCGCAAAAAATATCTATGCCGGCAAACAGGCAAACGAAAAATCAGATGAAGTGGAAGATTTAACCTTGCGTGAAAACGTGATGCGTGTGAGTGCATGGGCGAATCTTTGGGGCATTCGTCAATTTCAATTCTACGGCACACCGCCCATTTCGACATGGCGTGAGTTGCGCAAGATTGATGATGCCATGGCATCTTATGCCGATGATGATGTATTAGACACCGGACGTGCGGTGGCTGATGTGGGCTGTTTTGGCAGTTATTTGAATGTGCAAGGCGGTGCGATGGTGAAACGTTGCGATCAGCCGATTGGCATTGAGTATGAAGAAACCGAGCCGAATAAATACGGCGAAACAAGAAAGAAAATTGTGGGGGTGAAAAACAGATTTAGTTTAAAAACCATTATCACCAAAGTTAAAAATTGGGTGATTAAGAAAGGCGGTGTGGTTTCCACATCTGCCGATTCGGAGTCCACCGAAACAAACAAGGCGCAGCGCGCCGCTTGGACTTGTGTCAGTAACTGTAACCGTTCAAAAATCGAACAAGCAAATCAATTGATGTTGCCTATCGGTTTTCCGCTAAAACCTCGTCAAATTGATATGTTGATGAAATATGGGCGGTTACGGCTTAATGACTATCGGTGGATTTGTTGTGAAAACGACCATGTTTTCATTGAAGAAGTAAAAATTCCGTTGGCTCAAGCCTTTGGTTGGGGTGAGAGTTTGGGGGATTTTAGGTTAATTAATGAAAAGTGAGGTGAATTATGTCTTTATCTAAACAAGAATCTGCATGTATAAAAGCAAATGAACTTGAATATAAATTCTTAGAGCATTTGAAATACCATTATCAGCTACCGTTTCCACTAGAAGAATGGAATGATCCTAAAAACAAAATAACTTATGGTATTCGCCTTGCTCTAGGTCAATATTACCAAAAAGGTGCTTGTTCCGCAGGAATAAGATTTTCTGATTTTGTTCAGTGTTTGAGTAGCGATTTTTGCGGAGGAAGCCTTAAAACCGCAAGAGTATTGGGCTATTTACCTGAATATCGTAGAACATTAGCCAAAAAATACAAAATTCAGCGTGGATATGCTAATCCATCAGAATACAGCAGAAGTAGTCTTGTATTTGAATAATAATGGAGAAACGTAACAATGGTAGATTTACAACAACTTATTAAAAACATTGAGCTATGGGCGGAAGATAGAAATTTAATTGAAGGCTCTACTCCACAAAAACAATTTATTAAATTGATGGAAGAATTTGGTGAGCTTTGTTCCGGTGTGTCTAAAAACAAACCTGATGTAGTGAAAGATAGTATTGGGGATTGTTTTGTGGTGATGGTGATTTTGGCAGCCCAACGAGGTAAGAACGAAGCCTTGGTTGCTGAAGAATTAATACTGGAATCTCACAGTTTTAAAAGTGAGATTGAGGATAGCCTGCTTGATACTTTTAGATGCTTTGCTCATTTAGCCGAAGCATTAACGGAATCAGATGAAGAAAAATCGGTTGGGCTTTTGTTTGAGTTTTGTTTTACAGGATTATTAGAAGCGGCAAATTATTTTGATCTTGATTTCAAAACCTGCGTACAATCAGCATGGGAAGAAATCAAAGACCGTAAGGGAAAAATGATTGACGGGGTGTTTGTGAAAGAGGGGGATTTGTGATGGTAACAAATGAACAAGTGATGGAAAAATTAGTGGAGCTTGAAGGGTTGATTTTGGCCCAGAAGAAACAACAAGCAAAAGAATCAAAAGGCTTATGGGATATTCAAGATGTGGCGGATTATAGCGGTTTTAGCTATCGCCACACTTACGGCAATATTATTTCTGATCCAAAGTTTCCTGCTCCGGTCAATCTACAATCACGCACCGGAGGAAAATGTAAAACCCTTTTTGTGAAAGATGAAGTGATTGAATTTTTCGTAAAAAATAAAAAGAAAAAGCATAGAATCTAAAGAGAAGGCATTGGAAACAATGCCTTTATTTTTTAATCAAGCATCTTGGCAATTTCTGACATATTCGGTGCGTAATAGGTGTTAAGTAAGATTTTTAGATCACGATGACCACTGATTTTTGCCAAGGTCATCACTTCCACTTTTTTTGATAGACGGGTCAGCGCATCTCGTCTTGTATCGTGAAAATGTAAGTCCACATCATTTAATCCCGCCTTTATTTTTAACTTTCGGAATAAAGAACCAAGCACACTTACCTTTAAACCAAATACCGTTGATTCATCCTCAGCTCGTTGCATTCTCTCAATAATTTTAATTGCCTTCTGTGTAAGCGGCACTGTTCGGGAGTGGCCGTTTTTAGTGAGAGGTAGAAAAGCCGTGCGATCAGTTAGATTTACATTTTCCCACGTTAGTGAACATATTTCTCCGGCTCGCATAGCCGTTTCTAACGCAAATAAAAACGCAGCTCCAACAGCGGCATATTTTGTTTTTGGTTCTTCATCAAAAGTAAATCCTGATGCTTCAACAAGCGCATTGATTTCTTGTTTAGTATAGCAACGGGTACGGGCTTTCGGTTGTTCGGGTTTATCTAAGCCATAAAGTGGATTTTTTTCAATATATCCCCATTTTACTGCTTGGGTTAATACAGCTGAAATTGCAATACGTTCACGTAGTACGCTTGCTGATGATACTTCAGATAGTCGTTTATTCTGCCATTCTCTTAAATCCTGTTGGCTTAACTCGTCCATTGCTACTTGCCCTAATGAGGTATCGCAAATTCTAAATAGTCGTAGTTTTTCCTCACGTGCTCCGCGTTTTTTGACCGTATATTCTTTGATGTATCGATCGATAACTTGAGAAAATGTTGTGTTTGCTAATGGGTTGTAATTGGCTAACTCAATTTCTTTTTCTAGCGAGGCGGCCCATTTTTGGGCTTCTGATTTTGTTTCAAATTCAGCAGATTTACTTACGCCTTTTTTACGCACTTGCGCACGCCATTTGTTGTTTCTTTTGGTAAAAGTTGCCAT